CAATAAAGATGACGATTGGGGATATATTGTAATTGTAGAGGATGTATAGTTATGGATGACAAAACAATTCATAATGCATTGAATCTAACACCAATTACCAAAGAACGTCTTCAAGTTGTTGTGCCTGAAGATGACGATAACGTTGAAAACGACTTTCGTTTTACAAGAGAGAATCTTTACTCTGTGATTGAACAAGGCAACAAAGCGCTTGAAGATATGATTGATGTTGCTCGTGCTTCAGAACATCCAAGAGCGTATGAAGTAGTTTCTACACTGATGAGTACTCTTGTCAATGCTAACAAAGACCTTCTCGACCTCTCAAAGAAGAAAAGAGAACTTGTCGGCAAACAAGAACCATCAGTACCACAGACAGTCAATAACAATCTCTTTGTTGGCTCAACAGCAGATTTACAGAGGGCATTGAAAGACTTATCTAATGATTGAAAAGGGATATCTTGGTAATGTAAATCTGAAAAGAAAAGGAACTTCAATTGAATGGTCTCCTGATTTAGTTGCTGAATATATAAAATGCGCTAAAGATGTGATATATTTCGCTGAAAAATATATACAAATTGTTCATGTCGACCATGGTTTGATACCTATTGAGTTATACGACTATCAAAAAGAAATCATAAAAAAATCAGAAAAAACTCGTAACGTTATTGTTAACACATCGCGCCAGGCAGGTAAAACTACGACCGCTGTTGTTCTTATACTCCATTACATTCTCTTCAATGAGCATAAAACAGTAGCACTTCTTGCTAACAAGGGTGATGCTGCGAGAGAGATATTAGATCGTATTAAGATAGCATTTGAAGCATTACCTAAGTGGATTCAACAAGGGGTGATTGAATGGAACAAAGGTTCTGTAGAGTTTGAGAATGGATGTAAAATATTAGCAGCAGCAACATCTTCTTCAGCAATTCGGGGCAAGTCTGTATCATTTTTATATATCGATGAAACAGCGTTCGTAGAGAACTGGGACACTTTCTTCGCTTCTGTGTTTCCTACTATTTCATCTGGCGAGACTACGAAGATTCTTCTCACATCTACGCCAAACGGTCTTAATCATTTTTATAAGACATTCGAAGGCGCAAAAGAAGACCGTAATGGATATGCTTGGGTAGAAGTTCCGTGGTATAAAGTTCCTGGTCGTGGTGAGAAATGGAAGAAAGAAACTCTCGCTTCTATGGATTTTGACACACAAAAGTTTTCACAAGAATTTGAGTGTGAATTTCTCGGTAGTTCTGGGACACTGATAGATGGTAGTAAACTCAAAACTCTGTTCCACAGAACACCAATTCAAGATCAAGCGAACATTAAAGTTTACAAGAAACCAGAAAGTGGTAGAATATATGCTTGTGTTGTTGACGTGTCAAGGGGTAAAGGTTTAGATTATTCGGCATTTCAGATTATTGATATTACAAAAATGCCATATCAGCAAGTGTGTGTCTATAGAGATAATCTTGTCACACCTATCGAATACACTGAAATTATACATAGAATGGCAACATATTATAATGGAGCACACATTCTTATAGAAGTCAATGACATTGGTAGTCAGGTATCAGACCTTTTATATTACGAATATGAAACCGAGAATCTAATTCTAACAGAATCGGCGGGTAGATCTGGTAAAAGAATATCAGAAGGATTTGGTGGCGCAAAGGCGTATGACAGAGGTATACGGACCACTAGACCAGTGAAAGCTACTGGCTGTTCTGTTCTTAAATTGATGATTGAACAGGATCAATTGATTATCAACGACTTTGACACAATCAATGAACTCAGCACCTTCTCTCGTAAAGGTGTGAGTTATGAAGCAGAATCAGGATGTAATGATGATTTAGTAATGTGTTTAGTTCTTTTTGGATGGTTGTCTGCTCAACAATATTTTAATTCAGTTACAGACATTAATACATTAACAAAATTAAGACAAAAAAGTGAAGACCAAATGATGCAGGAGTTACTTCCTTTTGGTTTATATGACGACGGTGAAAATGAATTAACGGAAGAGGCAACATATAAAAATATACAAGTCGACCGTGGAAATGGTGAGTGGTTGTTGTAAAATATCGTTTCTTATAAATAAAAACAAAATATTTGCAAATATTTGCCTTATAACAAGGAGATCCCATCATGCCATTTCAAGTTAGTCCAGGTGTTAACGTATCAGAGATTGATCTCTCTACGGTAGTACCTGCCGTATCTACTACCGAAGGTGTCTTAGTTGGTGTATTTACACAAGGTCCAGTTGAACAAACTGTTCTTGTTACATCAGAAGAAGACCTAGTTTCTCGTTTTGGGAAGCCAAACAGCACCAATTATGAAACATTCTTTACTGCTGCTAACTTTTTATCCTACGGTAACAAGTTATATGTAACTCGTGTTACAGCCGCTGACGCTGTGACAGCATCAGCCTCAGGTAATACTTCACTGTTAATCGAAACTCGTACAGAAGCAGAAGCATTAACTGGCCAAGGCGAGTTTGTCGCTCAATCTCCCGGTGCTTGGGGAAACAATCTAAAAGTCTCTATCTGTTATGATAGCGCTGATTTTTCAGAATCGATTGAACTTACAGACGGTATTGATATCGGCGATACAACAGTTCAATGCTCTAGCGATTTGCTAAGTAACACAAATCTTGCTGCTGGTGACGTTCTTCGTGTTGGTAACTCTTCAATCGGGTTTCAAGACTTAACAGTTACAACAGCTGAGGTTGAGTCCGGTAATACAGCCTATTGTCTTATTACCTTTGCTCCAGCATATCGTTTATCACAAAAATCACCCGAACCAGCTACTCGTTATTGGGCACACTATCTCAACGTTGATGGTGCGCCTGCAACAGGTAATGCTCACATCGTAGTTGTTGACGAAGATGGTGGCATTTCTGGTACAGCAAATACAATCCTTGAAGTCTTCTCGGATGTTAGCCGTACAGATGGTGTTACAAACGATCAAGGAACTTCTGTATATTACAAAGACGTAATCAACGAGCGTTCAAATTACATCTGGGCTACCGCTGCTTCACTTGGTGATGGTGTTAACTACACATCGTTCACAAATGGAGCTGAAGGCACAGATGCTACAGAATCGGCCATTGCTCTTTCACGTCTTGCTCGTGGTATAGACCTTTATCAAAATGCTGAAGAGATTGACATATCATTGTTCCTCTGCGGTAAAGCTAATACAACAGTAGCAAACTATATTATCGATAATATTGCTGAAGACCGTAAAGACTGTGTTGTATTCGTATCACCAGAGCGTGATGATGTTGTTGAGCAATCTCTCGGCGCTGAACTTCCAAAAATTACAGACGGTACTCCTGATAGTTTCGTTTACAATATTCGTCGTTCTTCTTATGCTGTTATGGACTCAGGTTACAAGTATCAGTATGACAAATACAACGATAAGTTCCGTTGGGTCCCGTTAAATGGTGACATCGCTGGTCTTTGTGTTCGTACAGACGACACACGTGACCCTTGGTGGTCACCAGCTGGTTACAATCGTGGTATCATTAAGAACGTTGTTAAACTAGCATGGAATCCCAAGAAAGGTGAAAGAGACATTCTGTATAAAGCTGGTGTTAACCCAGTTATTACGCAGGCTGGACAAGGCACATTGCTCTTTGGTGACAAGACACTTCTTGCTCGCCCAAGTGCATTTGACCGCATCAACGTCCGTCGCCTCTTCATAGTTCTAGAGAAGGCAATCGCTACTGCTGCTAAGTATTCGCTCTTCGAGTTCAATGATGAGTTTACACGGGCACAGTTCCGTAATCTAGTTGAGCCATTCCTTCGTGACGTACAGGGTCGCCGTGGTATCTATGACTTCCGTGTTGTTTGTGATACATCAAACAATACAGGTGAAGTTATCGACCGCAATGAATTTATTGGCGACATTTACATTAAACCTGCTAAGTCAATCAACTTCATACAGTTGAATTTCGTTGCAGTTAGAACTGGCGTAGAGTTCGAAGAAATCGTAGGTAAGTTCTAATAAAAACGAATAAATAATATTAAAAAAGGAGTTATTTAAATGGCTTTCAACATTCAAGAAATTCGAAGCCAACTTGTATTAGGAGGAGCGAGAGCATCGCTCTTCCAAGTGCAAATCGCTAATCCAGCGAATGGCGCAGGCGATATTAAAGTTCCATTTATGGTAAAAGCTGCTCAAATACCAGCATCTACACTTGGAC